GAAGGTGCAACAAACTTATACTTTACAAATGCTCGCGCTCGTGCCGCAGTAAGTGCAGGTGGTAGCTTGTCATACAACAGTACAACTGGTGTATTCAGCTATACAACTCCAAGTACAAGTGGTATCAGTGAAGGTTCAAACTTGTATTATACAGATGCTCGTGCAAGAGCCGCATTAAGCTTTACAGCTGGTAGCGGTGGTTACAACAGCACAACTGGTGTAATTACAATTCCAACTAACACTAACCAATTGACTAACGGTGCTGGTTTTATTACTGGTTACACTGAAACAAGTACATTGGATGCAGTAGTAGCTCGTGGTGCAAGTACAAGTCGTGCAATGAGTACAGGTGCTTTAACAGTATCTGGTGCTATTACAGCAACTGGTGAAATTACAGCTTATTACTCAGACAAAAACTTGAAAAAGGATATCGTAGAAATTACAGATCCTATTGCCAAGGTAATGAGCTTACGTGGTGTTACTTTCCGTCCAAACGAAACAGCGTTAGCATTAGGCGTTACCGACAAAGAAGAAGTTGGTGTTATTGCTCAAGAAGTTGAAGCAGTATTGCCACAATTGGTAACACCAAGTGCATTTGCTGGTTACAAGACTGTTAAGTATGACAAGTTGACAGCTTTACTACTCGAGGCAGTGAAAGCGCAACAACTACAAATTGATGCTCTAAGAGCAGAAATTGCAAAGTTGGGTGGTTCGGCTAAGACAGAACTTTAAGATCTGGTAACTAGATAGGAGACTAAATTATGGCAATCCTTCCAGCAACTGGATCAGCAATTACGTTTACAAACGTGCGTAAGGGTTATGGAAACACAACTCCAAGCGCAGGATCAAGCGTAGCATTGCGTGGCACTCTTGGACCTTATGTAGGTATCAGCACAGGTGCTATTAGCCTAAGTTCTAACTTTGGCGGTAGAACAACACCGTACGCTACATAATACGGTAATCAAGATAAAGAAAAGGGCGTATGCCCTTTTCTTTTGGCTAGTTTTTCAATTCTCAAAGGCATACATAGTTAAAAGGAGCTCGCTACAATGGCAACACAATATGAAATTTTATTAAAATCTAGATCTTTACTAGGTCAGGCACCATTCCGTACTACATTTGAAAGAGAAAACTTTCTTTACGGTAACCTAACAGGTGCTAGGCTACTAATTGCACTATGCAAAGAAATTGAAAACTTAAATTTATTGCTAGATGCATCAAAACAAGAGTGGGAAAGAACCTCAATCTTAAACGAAATGAATATCATCAGTGAAAAAATTTCAGAAATTGAAGCTGAAGTTGGCACAGATGTAGCAAAGTCTCTAGAAGACGCCGAACCAGAGTACTGGGTTGGTGAGTTGGCACGTAAGGCAGCAGTCGAAGCACTATGCCAAAATGTAACAACAGAAAATATGGGACAAATGCTAAAACTTCCAGCTGAACTTTACGAAGAATCAATCACTCGTTGCCAAACATTTTTGAATGTTATCAACAAAACAACTCGTTTAGCTGAACGCAAAGCCAATGTTGCTAATGTAAGAGCTGAATCCCAAGAATGATGCTAGGCAAATCAAGTAAAACGTTGTTTGATGTTCAACCTACTTTAAGCGAGCAGGTTGTTGTGTGCATTCCAACTAACGGAATGGTTCATGCAATGTTTACTTTTTGTCTAGTAAATGCTATTAGGTATACCGAATCCCAAGGCATTCCTGTAATTCTTGACATGGATGCTGGAACGGTTCTCAGCAATCAAAGACAAGTGCTATTGGATACAGCAATTAATAACCACGGCGCCGAGCATATTATGTGGTTTGATAGCGACATGACCTTTCCTGAAGATGTTATAGTTAGATTGTTGGAGCACAAAAAGCAGGTAGTATGTGCCACCTATTCTAAAAGAGTTGAGCCCTTTCATCCAACGGCTTTCTATAACATTGATCCAGTAGAACCAGTTGACATGTTAAAAAATGGACTAGAAAAAGTTAAGTATACCGGAATGGGATGTTTACTAATGCATGTTTCAGCAATAGACGATATCCCAAGTCCGCACTTTCCTTTAAAGTGGAACGCACCACATTCTACCTGGCATGGTGAAGATATGGGATTCTGTGATCTGCTAAATGAAGTAGGTGTTGATGTAATGTGTGACTTAGATCTTAGTCGAGAAATTGGCCACATCGGTCAACGAGAGTTTTTTGTGAATCCGGCAAGCTAACAAAAAACGCACACCACCTGTTTAGTTTTTTAAGATTGATAGCGGCGGATATTTGATATTCGGGATAAGCATCATTATTAATCACATCTCTCATCAGTGCCCCGTCTATAAAAGTACTTTTAACAAGATGTGTCTTTAACTGTTGATCGTATATTATACTTTGCAGTAAAGGATGTTGCCACATTTCTTCATTTATCATCCTACGTACTTCTAAATACCAACGTTCAGTATAGCAAACGTTTTCTTTATATAATTTATTGAGAAGCGGATTTATTAAATTCCTCGACCAACAAGCGGTGTATGACATTTGCTGGTGAGGTCCAGTGTATATAAAGTTTTCTGGTTTAGTTGACTTTTTAATTACCCTTAACATCTTCCAACAAACCTTCTAACGCATCACGAAAGCCTCTACTACTAAACATTTTTGCAGTATTGCGATGTAGCGGCTGCGGCCACTGCCATATATCAACCCAACAATACCCAGCACTTTCGTGATCTAAAACAGGAACAAATTCATCTTCGCATAAGATTAGATAACTTACGTGTCTAAATCTCTTGTCCCTTGTGGTAAATGTGTAGACATGACTTACAGCAATAGTATTTGGTACTGCTGGAAAGCCTAGTTCTTCACATAGTTCTCTTTTTAAGCCTTCTAAGTCGCCTTCATCATTTTCAAGTTTTCCGCCCCATAGCCCCCAACACATGCTATGGCTTTCATCAGGACTACGCAACTGCATCATTGCACGACCTGTTTTTTTACTTACGATAACGGCTCCTACTGCTCTCATATATTAATTTAGTTAACTACTCTCCATTGGCCTTGCTCAAATGTTCCTTCTACTGCTAGCACCCACTCGCTTCCTGTAAAAAACAGCTTTGCCATGGTGTTTGCATTTGTTGTATAAGCACTAGAAGTATACTCTGATGCATCAAAGCTTACTATCCATTCACTACCATTAAACTCGATAATGTCATTGGTAAATGCTACAAGACTACCCCAGTTACTATTTTGAATTACATCATTGGCAAGCAAATAACGTTGACCTGTTGCAACAGCTGGTAAGTTGCCTGCACCAGGATAACTGCTTTGCGGATCAATAACACCATTAATCATAGTGATACTATCGTTAGGCAAGGTAGTAGTATCTAATATGTAACTTAAAATGTTATCATTGCCCTCAATTGACGATACTCTTAGGATTACTTCAGTAGGATCAACTGGGTCTCCTAACTTTAATCGTATTTCAGTTATGCCGTTATGCATACCGCCATAGTGACTAAAGTGTTCTTTCCAACTAAGTGTTCCGCCAGTGCCTAAATTATTAATGCCATTTCTGTTGTTTAACAACTGAATGTAATCTTCAGTTACCTTAATGTGTCTGTCTTCAAATGTAATCCATTGTCTTGTTTGATTGACTGGATCGTTTAAAATAATGTCATCGATGAAGCCGTAATTCGCAGTAACGTTATTCAAGATACTATGAATAAGAACTTGACGTTTAACCTTAGCAGGTGGACTTAGATAAATTGGCAGTTGGAAAATTAAACTAGCAACGTCGATGATATCGTCTGTACCTTGTGGAATACTACGTGCAGTCCATGTAATGTTAATAAGCTCAACAACAGCCAAGCTAGTCCAGTCATATGGATTCTGACTACTTTGTAAGTTTACAGATGGGTTAAACAATAGCAATAATTGCTCAAGTAGTTGAAGTTTCTGCTCTGTGTTACTAGTCCATACATCTACGTTAATAGTTAAATCGTAAGGGATAGGGGCATGGCGCTCTAGCGTATATGTTTCTCCGACTTTATCGATATATGTTCCAGCAGTAGGATCAAATGTTTTTTCATACACTTGTACACTATCCTGGAAAGTTGGATTAAGTCTACGTTCTGCGTTTGGCACAAGCTCAGCAATATAGCAACTAATAGCAGGGACACTAATAATTGTGTTTTCACTATTGTTTCTAAGAATGTGCTGGCTCATGCGGTTAGTATCGCCGTAACGAACAGGCACCTGATGATAAATGTCAGCACCAGTGCCATCCTTGCCCATCTTAACAGAGAAGCCGCCAAACAAGCGCATGAACTGTAACAACCAGCGTCTTATTTGTTGATCATAAAAATATTGTTGTGCCATTAGTTGTCTGCCTTAGGTTTTGTAAACACCTTGCTTAGTGGTTGACGCTGGTCAATAGTATTCTTTTCTTTGCCATATCCACCAACACTGGTAGTAGCCGGGTTATTAATAAACTTACCGGCATTGTATGTAGCAGTTGACCAACCAACTTGATTTAGGTTGTCCATTACTCTGTGCCAACGATTTCCGCGATATACAAATAGTCTGTTTGGAGTAAAGTCAACACGCATAAACAAGTCACCTTGGCTTGGACTAGATGGGAAGGTCAAACCAGTAGCCACCCCAGTAGTATCGCCGTGGCTTGCGGCATGCTCAGATGTATTAACAACATTATTTGGTATTCCGTTTGGATTGCCGTCAAACCCCGGAATAGGGTTAGCAAATGTTGTTATGTCTGAAGTAGCATAACCAGCGTTGGGTGTTAGTACTTCAGCACTTTCTAAAATAGCGTTTGATATTGCTATTTCTTTTTGGTAGGTACTAAGTGCGTTTTTCAAACTATCTTCATCTTCTGGGTTACCTAGTAAACCACGATATTCCTGTGCGTCATTGATAGGTGCAGCCTTAATGCGCCATAAATGCGGCCACCATGTTGGACCAAAACCTTCTGCGGCTCGGGCGGCATCCTGGATAGCATAAAACTTGTTAATGCTCTTAGCATTAGCATCAAGCAATAAGTCATCGTTTAAGTGCGGCAGTTCAATTACATCACCGGCCATAAGTTTGCGACCTAAACGCTCAATCATTTCATTTGTATGAAATGTAATAAACATAGTGTCGGCATTTAAAAATAGTCCAAACTGACTTAGGTCAAAGTCTTGGTCCGTGACGTTATAAGTGCCACGAAGCTCGTATATAGTGGTATCATAAACACGGTCGCGGTTTTCCATAAACAGCACATCTTGGATGTCAAGTTCTGTAATTTGGTCCTTCTCTGCTAGATTGGGCCTAGCTGGATCAGAACCATCTTCTGTAGCCGCTGGACCAAGATACTTGTGGATCAGAATAGTTGTTCCGCCTGCACCTACCGCTTCACGAATGATTCGGTCCTGATAGTAGTAGTCCTGCGTTTTAGCGTTTTTCCAAAGCGATATTTTTGGCATAATTTCCTCAGGACCAAAATGGTCCTATATTTGTAAGCTATTTACCGGTTCTTAGCTCTTGACAGGCCCGCAGAGATAAGTTATAATTGTCCAGTCAACGCACACTTTAGGAGCAAACAAATGGCTACAGCAACCAAAAAAGCACCCGCTAAAAAGACCCGTGTAACTAAAAAGCAAGTAATTGCACATCGTACAAAATCGGCCCGGGATTACAGCCCAAGCTGGGATGGCGCTCAAGATTGGGAAGGCATGCAGTTTGGTAGCCATTTCCGTAAAGCAATGGAGTACTATCGTCTTGAGTCAAGCGTTAAAGACTTGCGCCCTAAAGTAGCAGAGTGGATGGAGCTCAATGGCTACGACAAAGCTACAATTAACGAATTCCGTAAACTTAAAGACAGCCGTGTATCCTCTACACTATGCGGCGTTGCGGCGTGCCTTGTTCGTGGCATGCCTGAAATCCATGCAGACTTTAATCAAGGTCGTGACACTGGCGCATGGCTTCGCAACGAAATTGAAACATCAATCAAGTCTGGCAAGTATGATGTTGAAGAAGCAGAAGCTGAAAAAGAAGCCCAGCCTGTAGTTAAAAAAGAAACAATTCAAGATCGACTTGCTGAAAAGTTTAGCGAAGCAATGGGAGAAATTGAAGGTGCTATTGATGACTATCTAACCGATGGCAAAGAGTTCTCAACCTTTAAGTTCTTGTCCGCTCAAAATATTGCGGTGCAATATGCTACTAAGATTCCAGAAGTCATCCAACCTAAGATTGATGAACTTAACGAATATCTAGAAGGCAAGGACAGCCAGTTGTTGGAAGCATACAAGCATCTGGGTAAGCGAGAAGTAAACAAGCTTATTAAGTTTTACGAAGCTATCATTAACGATGCTATGGCTTATAAAACTTCTAAGATTGCTACTCGTGCCAAGCCCAAGCGCAAGCCTGTGCCACCTGAAAAGCAAGTTAAGAATCTCAAGTTCCTTAAAGAATTTGCAGAACTTGGACTTAAGAGTATTGCCCCTACTGACATTTTGGGTATGAGCGAGCTTTGGGTTTACAATACAAAGACACGCAAGCTAGGCCGCTTTGTTGTGCCAACACACGGTGATATGGTTGTTGGCCAGTTGGGTGTTAAGGGCTCTGCTATCATTGGATTTGACGAGCTAAAGAGCACTTGCAAAACGCTACGTAAGCCTGCAGAAAAGCTTGCAGAGTTTAAGACACAAGGCAAGCCCGGACTACGCAAGTTTATGGACACTATTAAAAGCGTTGAGACCAAGCTAAAAGGACGCATTTCTCCAGAAACGATCCTGCTCCGCGCAATCAAGTAAGTTTTGCAACCAGTCTCCGGTAAATACTACCGGAGACTCTTATGGCAGAACTAAACACAAATACCACCGAACGTGCTAAGGCAATCAAGTATATTGAGCTAAACCTTGGTGGCGGCATGGTCGACATTGAACTCGACAAAGAACACTATGACATGGCCCTTGATAGGGCTATTGCCTATTACCGCCAGCGCAGTAGCAGGGCAGTTGAAGAAAGCTTTATGATTTTAAGGCTAAGTCCAGATCAAAGTAACTATAGACTTCCAAACGAAATTATCGAAGTAAGAGTAATGTATCGACAATCAGCAGGTGGTGTTGGAAGTTCAGCTACAAACTTTGAACCCTTTGAAGCCGGTTACTTAAACATGTATATGTTAAATGCCGCACGTGGGCAAGGTCTTGCTACATTTGAGTTATACATGGGACAACGTGAACTGCTAGGACGTATGTTTGGTGCCAATGTTACATTTACATGGTCTAACTCATCTAAGATTTTAAACTTACACCGCAACGTTAAAGCAGAAGAAAATACTGTTCTGCACACTTACAATTATCGTCCTGATGAAGCATTATTAGTAGACGTTTATGCAGGGCAGTGGTTAAAGGATTATGCCCTAGCAGTTGCTAAAATGAGTCTAGGACAGGCTCGTAGCAAGTTTGCAAACTTAGCAGGCCCCCAGGGTGGCGTTCAACTAAACGGTAACGACTTAATCCAGCAAGGCCAAGCCGAAAAAGATAAACTAGAAGAAGCACTATTAAAGTATGAAGATGGTGGCACACCACTAGGGTTCATTTTTGGATAACACATGAAGATAAGTGAAATTGAACGACTAGTACCAAGCGATTATCGTGGTGGCAAAAGTCACCTTTATGTTGACAATGGTGCAAAGAAATTTAAAGAGTTGCCTGGCGGCAGTGGATTGTTATACACAATTGAACCTGGAAGAAACGAACCTACTATTAAGCTATGGGATCCGAATAGTCAAACAGCTGATCTAAAACCAAAGAAAAGTCCTTACGAGTTCAGATCTGAGTATGAAGAACGATTACAAGCATGGGAAAAGCGCCAGCGTTCAGGAAAGAAAGTCCCGCAACTCATTGGCAAGCTAACTCTAGAAGAACCATGGCGTTTCCCTTTAAAAGGAGCTTTACAAGTTGGTACAATCACAGTCGACGAAGACTACCGTGGATTAGGAATAGCCAAAGCATTGTATGGTATTGTGCTTACTATCATGAAGCGACCACTGATTGCTGGTTCTGCTCAAACACCAGGAGGCCGCCGAAACTGGGTAAGTTTAAGTCAAATACCTGGCGTAGAAATGAAGGGATATATTGCAGTACACGACGATGAACTAAACACCGATCCCGATAGTAATTACCCAGAAACTATTAAAAGGAAAGAACAAGATATTGATACCATTATGGGCAAGCTAGGCGGAGAATATTTTGGTACTACTAGCACAGGCACACATTATTTTGCATTTGATGTTCAACCAAATACAACTGGCAAAGAACTTGAAGCAGTAGTCAAACAAAAAACAGCCAGTGTGTACGGAGGACAAACTTCATTCGAAGGCGGACTGTTTGCAGTTTGGAAAGGTTAATATGTCAAAGTACTCTACATTACTTTATAAGATATATCATTGGATTGCAATGCTTCCAGGAAAAATCTCTTGGAGCAAGAAAACATATATTACAGTAACTGATCGAGATGAGCTTGCTCGCTTGTTGGCTAACGGTTATTACATTATCCTCACTGGAGACAAACATCATCTAAGCAGTATTGTAGTCTCATTCTTGTCATGGGTTAAAACAGGAGTATGGGCCAACTACACTCATGCACTAATGAACTGTGACAACATCACTGATCCTGCAGATACTGCCAGCTTTAAATTTGTTGAAGCGACAGGAGTAGGTGTACATTATTCTACATTTGATCGGGTATTTGAATGCGACACAGTATGTTTGCTAACACCAAATAACATCGACAATGCAGAATGGACCAAAATCATTGATGCACTATTAAAACAGCAAGGCAAGCCATACGATGACTTATTTGACCTATCAGATGATACCCATGTTAGTTGCGTAGAGTTAGTACTAAACGCATTAAGAGCGGTAAATTATGCAGAGGAGTTTGCAGACCTGCATAGACTAATTGAAAAAGAAAAGAATCTAGTACCACAAATGTTTAGAACCTGTTCTGACTTTATGGTAAAATACGAAAAGTAAACTCTTGCTTTAGTATTGCAGTTATGTTATCATAACTCATGACTAAAATTATCGGCGTATGCGGCTTCATTGGTTCTGGCAAAGACACAGCCGCAGATTACCTTGTAAACTTTCACGAGTTCCGTAGAGACTCATTTGCCGCAACACTCAAAGACGCAGTTGGTGCAGTTTTTGGTTGGGATAGAGAACTACTAGAAGGACGCACCAAAGAAGCCCGGGAATGGCGTGAACAAGTCGACACGTGGTGGGCTAAAAAGCTAGATATGCCCAATCTAACTCCACGTTGGGTATTACAATATTGGGGAACCGAAGTGTGTCGCAAAGGCTTTCATAATGATATCTGGATTGCCAGTTTAGAAGCCCGATTGCGTAACAGCAAAGACAATATTGTTATTTCAGACTGCCGTTTTCCAAATGAAATCAAAGCCATCAAAGAAGCAGGCGGTAAAGTTATTTGGGTACAACGCGGGGAGTTACCAAGCTGGCATATTATGGCTGCAAAAGCAAATAATGGTGATTCATTTGCCGCAGAAAAACTTAAAGCACTAGGTGTACATGCTAGCGAAACAGCGTGGGTAGGTACAAATTTTGATGCTATCATTGACAATAACGGTAGTATTGATGACTTGTATAAACAACTAGCCAACGTTGTCCAGTGAAATTTAAAAGCAACTATTCCGCTAAATAGGTCCAGAAACGCTCGTATGAGCTAAATATCTCTGAAGAGGGCATGAATTCCCTTAATGAATGGAGATATTATAATGGCTCAGTTAGTTTCCCCAGGCGTAAGCGTATCAGTTATTGATGAAAGCGCATACGCATCTGCAGGCAACGGTACCGTACCAGTTATTGTTTTAGCAACACGATCAGGCAAGACAGCACCTGATGGTTCATCTGCTCAATACACTACAGCACCTTTTGCTAAAAAACCCCTAATTGTTACTAGCCAACGCGAGTTGGTACAACTATACGGTGAACCTAAGTTCACTATCGTTGACGGTACACCTGTACACGGTCACGAACTAAACGAATACGGCTTATTAGCAGCCTATTCATATTTAGGTATTGCAAATCGTGCTATTCTAGTACGTGCTGACCTAAACATGGAAGAGCTAGAGCCACAAGCAGAAGCCCCAGTTGGCCCACCTGCTAACAACCAATACTGGTTAGATACAAACGATAGCCAATTTGGTCTATTTGAAGCTAATGGTTCTGCTTGGGTTCTAAAAACTGTTACAGTTACCGACGGTACACCAAGCGCAGGCCTTGGCAGCAACGGTGATTATGCACTAGATGCATCAAGTTCTACAAAGACATATTACAAAAAAGTAGCAGGTGCATGGTTGCCAGTTACTTCTGCTAACTTAGCTAAAACAGTTACACTAGCACCTCACTATCAAGTTCCAAGCCCAGCAGTAGCCGGAAACGTTTGGTTAAAAACAACAAGTCCAAATGGTGGTTTAAACCTATTAGTTAAGAAGTTTAACGCTACTACAGAAAGCTGGACAAAGCAAGCAATTGGACCAGGTAAGGCTGACATGCTTGTTGGCTATGAGGATAATGCTACTGCTACTGCCGCATTTGGTACAGCACTAGTTACAAACAGCTTATATGTTCAATTTGACGAACCAACAGCCGCACGTTTCACAGTTAAGCGTTTTGATGGCGCAAGTTGGACAACTTTAGACCCAAGCGCAAGCGATGCCGCTCCAACAGGTCCTATCGTAGACGGTCGTTTATGGTATGACGCAGGTACAAACGTTGACATCTATGTCAAGGCTACTGTCAATGATACACCAATCTGGACAGCGGTTGAAAGCGTTCATGTTAATACAACAGAGCCAAACAACCCAAGTAATGGTGATGTATGGGTTGATACAAACGACATGGCTAACTATCCAGTTATCAAGTTCTTCAATGGTTCGAACTGGGTACAACGAGATAACGCTGACCAGACAACAGAAAATGGTGCATTGTTTGTTGACTTAACAGCAACAGCAGGTGATACTTCTGGCGTTGAAGGTGGTGCAACACACATGGACGATCAAGTTCCAAATCCAGCTTACTATCCAGATGGTATGTTACTATGGAACAGCGCAGTAAGTTCTGGTAACGTTAAGCGTTGGAACGCAACAGAAGGTTTCTGGCAAACAGAATCTGGCAACGTTGACAGCGGCCCTAAAGCAGGTGCCCCATACATGTTTGAAAAGGCACAACGCCGTGTAGTTGTTAAGCGCCTACAAGCCGCTTTAACAGACAACGACGATCTACGTGCAGAAACATTAGACTTTAACTTAGTTGCTACTCCAGGCTACGTTGAGTGTATTGATGAAATGATTACTTTAAGCTACGACCGTAAGGAAACAGTTTTTGTAATCGGCGATACACCAATGAAGTTGTCTAACAGAATGAGTGCCGTTCATACATGGGCACTAGGTACAGAAGCTGGTACAAACGGCGCCGATGGCCTAACAACACGCAGTGGCAATGCCGCAATTTACTACCCAAGTGGTTTATCAACAGACTTGGAAGGTAACGATGTTGCAGTTCCAGCAAGTCACGCAGTATTACGTGGCTATGCATACAACGATCAAGTAGCTTATCCATGGTTTGCTCCAGCTGGTTTAACACGTGGTGCATTAAGTGGTATTAGCAACCTAGGTGTTGTTAATGCTGAAAACGAGTTCTTACCAGTTGCTTTAAACCAAGGTCAACGTGATACATTGTATCAAGATAAGATTAACCCATTGGTTAACTTCCCAGGCCAAGGTTTGTTTGCATGGGGGCAGAAGACATTGTATCCATTTGATTCAGCACTAGATCGCATTAACGTTGCTCGCTTGCTAGTATATCTACGTAAGCAGTTTGATATTATTGCTCGTCCGTTCATCTTTGAACCAAACGACAAATTCACACGTGATCGCGTTATCAAGTTGTTCAATGGATTCTTAACAGATATGGTTTCTAAACGTGCCGTATATGACTTCTTGGTAGTTTGTGATGAAACAAACAACACACCAGCAAGAATCGACAGAAACGAATTGTACATTGATATTGCAATTGAGCCAGTTAAGGCAATTGAATTCATCTACATCCCAGTTCGAGTTGTAAATACAGGCGCGATTGCCAATAACACTAAATAACGACAAGGAGAACTGAAAATGGCAGTCGATTTAAGTAAATTTAACGTACCAGGTGGGGCTACTGGCCCTCTGGTACAACCTAAGCTAAGTTATCGCTTTCGTGTCACATTAACCGGTTTTGGTACAGGTGACACATTACAGCTAACAAGCCAGGTAGTCAGTGTTGGTCGTCCAAGTCTAACACACGATGACGTTGTTGTAGATGTTTACAACTCACGTATCAATTTGGCTGGTAAACACAGTTGGGACCCGATTACATTGACCGTTAAGGACGATGTAACCAACGAAGTAGTTCGCGCTATTGGTTCCCAAGTTCAAAAGCAAGTTGACCACGCTAACCAATTTTCTTCAAGATCTGGTAGCGGTTATAAGTTTGAAATGTTAATTGAAAACTTAGATGGTAGCGAAGAAGTGCTAGACACATGGACATTAGGTGGTTGCTACATCCAAAACGTAAACTACGGTGAAAACAACTATTCTACAAGCGACCCACTAAACATCACAATCGCAATTAAGTATGATAATGCTTATCACGAATCGATTTTAGACGGTCAGCAAGGCGGCGGCGACTTAACTACAGGTGGTTAATAAAAGCTCACTTTAATAAAGTGATAAGTAAGAGTAAGCAGAAATGCTTGCCCTTACCAGGAGAAAGACATAAAGGGCGAGAAATCGCCCTTTATCATTGATATGAACTTACTAAAAGTATTAGACCCAAATATTGGGACACAAAAAATATTAAACGGGGTAGAAGTACACCCAGAAAATACACCATTTGGTGATGGGTTCCCTTATCTTAAGTTTGCTTTTGAAGTAAAGTTCACAACTACAGGTGGCGAGTACGGACTTGAAACTACTCCAACATTTATTGCTAAAACTTGTGAGCTACCTCGCTGGACAGCAGATACACAAGTCGTTAACGTTTATAATCACAAAACACTAGTACAAACCAAACTAACATACGAACCTATCACAATGACTTTATACGACCAGACTAACGATGCTGGTGATAAAATGATTTGGGAATGGGTACAAGAACAGTTTGATTCTACCGATGGAAGTAAGGCTGCAAAATTTAAGCCGCTAGAGATTGAGATTAAAATGAAAAATCTTAGTGCTCCAGGAGCACCAGATAAGATATACAGATTAAAGAACGCATATATTGTTGATGCTCAACACGATACACTAGATTACTCTACTAGCGATCCTGTACTATGGTCATTAACTATTCGTTACGAAGATTTAGAAGCTCCTGGTTATCAAGGACCTACACCAACAGTTGGGGCACACATTAAGCCATTGCCAAAGCCACCGGAACCAGTAAAGCCAGCCGAAGGCAAGAAAACACAAAGCAGTAGTTTTACACCAATCACTAACCCGCCTAAAAAAGATGCCGTTAGGGCAAGTGAAGCACCATCCAGTGCTCCAATGTATACAGATCCAATGGGCACAACTGATGGCGCCGCTATTATGAGCGTTGCTGGTACTGCACCCAAGAAAGAAGTGTCGTGGCCAAGTTGGGTTCCTTTCCTAGGCAAGAAAACTCCTAACGGTAATTTAACAAACAACACTGAAGGAACAGTTAAGCCGGTAACAACAACAGGGGGATATAATAGCAATACTGGCACAGATAAAACCGTATCTCCTGCTAGACCACCTGTTAGCCAAAAGACAGCCGACTTTATTGCTAGCCAAGAAAAATCAATTAACCAGGATGCTGGACTGAACCCTGAATATAAGAAAGCGTATATTGATGCACTTAAAAAGTATCCTCCAAGAACTGATTCTGCACAGTCACAGCAAAGTGCAGAACAACGAGCTAGATTAATTGCATTACAAACAGCGCCTCAATATAAGAGTCAATCAAGAGTTGTAGACAATGGTGTAATCATTGATAAAGGTGTAACGAATAATACAGAGCCCTATGTTGCACCAGCAAGAGTTGGTAACACAAATGCCAATGCTAATATTAACGATAAAAAAGGCGATAATATTGTAAGCAGACAAACAGAACGTGAAAACAACATACGAGCGGCACAAAGTGTTAACGATCAAAATGCCGCACAGAAAGCGTATCAAGCAGGTAAGCTAACAAAAGCGCAAGAAGCAGAATACTTTAAAACAGGTAAAGTAACTGGTATCAAAGGTGCTCCTGGCTATGATCCAAATGAAAAGTCGAACTTCTAATGACAACATATAAAGTAATACCACAAGTTGATTTTGATAAAGCAGTACAGCGCATTTTGTCTGTGGGGCTTGCACGTACACCAGCAGAAAATATTGTTCTAGCCTTTTGGAAGGCTAGTCAAGATTTAGGTAAAGATTTTAGAAAACTAATTGAAGATGCCACCTCAACGGGAATGTTAGACGTTGAGCAAGATATATTAGATAGACTAAATGAAAACTTACCTGACACTATAAAATATTATAAAAACGCACCTAAGAAAACATTGCCACTAGCCTTAAGGGAAATGTAATGGCTAAAAATTACGCACAGGGTTTATATACAATTCTGCACCCGGAAAAGTATGTTGGCAAAGGTACACCTAAGTACCGCAGTGGCTGGGAATTAACATTTATGCGTTTTTGTGATAATCACCCTAATGTTGTAAGTTGGGCAAGCGAAAACGTTCGCATACCTTATCGTAATCCCTTTACAGGCAGGGATACATTTTACGTTCCAGACTTCTTTGTGGTATACCAAAAAGATGGTGTTAGAAAAGCTGAACTAGTAGAAATCAAGCCAAAGGGACAGGCTGTAATGGAACTAGCACGTAGTCAGCAAGAAAAAGCCGCAGTAGCACTAAACATGGTCAAGTGGGCGGCAGCTCGTGCTTGGTGTAAGCAAATGGGTGCTACATTTCGTGTATTAACTGAAGAAGATATCTATAATAACACCAATCCGACTAAGAAACGCCGCAAATAATCATAAGTACAGTATGACTAAAAAATTAGAAGAAGTGTTTGGCTTTCCGCCGATTGAGGAGGCTAGCACTACTTTAGACGCACAAGACACTCAAGTTCCTGAAGAAATACAGGAAGAGCTAGATGTTGCCCATGCTACCATTGACATGGCAAATCGTGTTGATATTGCGCTACCTACTGTTACTGATATGGCAACGGCAGAGCGCGAGCTAGACAAATTAGCTAATACTGCACAGGAACAAAGCGAGCGTTTGATGGATTTAGGCTTTAATGTTGACGATAGAAATGCAGGTAAAATCTTTGAAGTTGCGGCACAGCTACTAAAAACAGCAGTTGATGCAAAAACAGCCAAGATTGATAAAAAGCTAAAGATGGTTGAACTACAACTACGCAAAGCAAGAATGGACGCAGATAAGGGTAAAGAAGATCCTAATGTACTTGATGCTAGCGACCAAGGCTTGGTTGGAAACCGCAACGATATTGTTAAAGCTATCCTAAACCGCGTGGGTCAGAATAAATAAGTCATGAGAGGATTTAATTATGCCCACACTATTAGAGTATATTAATCAGTTACAGAAAGAGCATCGCTATCGCATTAAGATGGCCTTTGCCCCTACTGAAAGGCAACTGGAAGTATTAGAGCGCCATATGAAAAAATATGATGCGCTTGAAGTAGGCCGCCCAGAAAAGCTAATGCTACAAGCACAACCAATGGATTTCCCACAATTAGGTGGACATGAAATTGTAATCGTTGATGCAGTAACACGCTTACCTGTAAGTGCGCCTGTGTTAGAAAATGAGCTCCGTACTTTAATGTTTGTTAAAGATGGATTGATTAGAGTGTTTGGTCGAGATGAGCCAATTGAAAAGCAAATCGAAGACGACAGCGAGCCAAATCACGAAGCTAAACTAGGAACAGATTACAGCGATGCTGAAGCTAATCCTGTTAAGGCTGAAGATGCCGCCGGAGACACTTATAACCAGAATTTGTTAAAAGAGCTTGATAAGAATCGCGCCGAAGCAAAGGCTGGAATTGTTAAGGCTGAAAAGAAGTCAGACGCTCCAATGAGTGATCCAACTTGGGAAGGTCCTGCAGATGGAAAGAAAAGTCCATTGAACACAATTAAAAATCCAATGCCAACAGCAAAAGGAATGAAGCGATGAAAACAACTAAAAAATTAAACGAAGGCATTCGCGTAGCCAAAGAAGGCATTGAAGAATGTTGGGATGACATGGGAGGTCAAGGCATGACACAAGGTAATGGCGAACAAATGTCAGTAACAATTTCTATGCCAGGAAAAAATATCAGTGTTACGACAGATAGTGCCGAAGAGATCGGTAGCATTTTACGTTTAGCAGGTATTAACATTGGCGGTGGCGAAACAGGCGTACCAGGCGATGTTGATGGCGACGGTGACCACGATATAGCCGACCACGAAGCTGAAGTAGCTTATGTTGGCGCCGGTAGCGAAGGCGAACCAAGCGTTCCTGCTGAAGTAGAGTTTGGCGGCGAAGAAGGACCGAGCGAAGAAGGTGAAATGGAAGAACCTGGCGAAGAAGGCGAAGAAGAACCTAAAGAAGCAGTTGGTGATACAACAACTACACATAAAGGTGGTACAGTAACACAAACACCAACAGGCTTAAAGCATCAAGCAGGTTCCGGTGTTTATGGTGGTACAGAAACAGACGACGAAGAAGAAGATCGCAAGAAACAAATGGACAAAGAAGTTGAAGAGTCAACTGAAATTGCTCGATTACGTCACCTTGCTGGTTTAGGCGAAGGTAAAAAGCCTGACTTCCTAGACGTTGACAAAGATGGTAACAAAGACGAGCCAATGACAAAAGCCATTGATGACAAAGAGGAAGAAGTTAAGGAAGAGGCTCCTGCAACTGATTCTATGTTCGGTCAAGGTGTATTCGAAGGCGACGGAGAAGCAGAGGCTGCTCGCATTGTAGCACTAGCTGGTCTTGAAGAAGGTCGTTTAATGAACGCTCCTGACGGCACAAGTATGCCAGAACCACAAGAGTATACATTAATTAACAAGCTAGGCAAAGGCGCCGGCCACCGCGACTACGGTCAGAACCGTGCAAACAACCAAGGTGAAAACCCAATGGGTATGCACACAGCTGATATCGACAACGTTGAAGAAGCGTTCCAAGCCGCAATGGGCGAGTACAGAAAGTTTGTTGCTGAAAATATCAGCCGCAAGAAGTAATTAGGAGGCCTTAATGGCTCTCGAAAATACTTTTGTAAAGACACCCTTTCAAGTAGAAAAGTTCACGGACGATCAAGTCCGTGAGCTTGCCTTATGCGCTCAAGATCCTGTTTACTTCATAGACAACCACTGCTGGGTACAACATCCTGTTAAAGGTAAAGTCAAGTTTAAATTATTTGACTATCAAAAAGAATTAATTCACTGCTATCACGAAAATCGTTATAGTATCAACATGCTTGGTCGCCAGATGGGCAAGACTGCATGTGCGGCAGCTTACCTTGTGTGGCGTGCAATGTTCATGCCAGATCAAACTATTCTTATTGCCGCACACAAGTTTGCCGGCGCACAAGAAATTATGCAACGTGTGCGCTACACGTATGAAACATTGCCACACTTTTTAAAAGCTGGTGCTACAAGTTACAACAAAGGTAGCATTGACTTTGATAATGGCTCACGCATTATATCAACTACCACAACAGAAACAACTGCTCGTGGTATGTCACTATCATTAATCTATCTAGACGAGTTTGCGTTCGTTAAACCGCGTATCGCTAGTGAGTTTTGGACTTCTATCTCTCCTACACTATCAACAGGTGGTAAGTGTATTATCACTTCTACGCCTAACCAAGATGATGACCAGTTTGCTCAAATCTGGAAAGAAGCTACAAAGAATGTTGATGAGTATGGCAACACTACTAGATTAGGTCGCAACGGCTTTGCAAGCATCAAGTTTATTTGGAGTGCTCACCCAGATCGTGATGAGGCTTGGGCAACAACTGAGCGTATTAAAATTGGCGAAGAACGATTCCTGCGTGAACACGAATGCGAATTTATTATTGCAGACGAAACGCTCATTAACTCGATGAAGCTAGTTACAATGGAAAGCAGAGATCCATCAGGCAAAATTGGTCAAGTTCGCGTATTCAAATATCCAGAACGTCATGCTGGTTACGTAATTGGTTGGGACCCAAGTTTAGGTACAGGCGGAGACCCGGCAGCTATCCAGGTGTTTAAATTACCCGAGCTAGAACAAATAGCAGAATGGCAACACAATAAAACAGATGTGCAAGGACAGCTTAGAACTCTTGTAGCTATTTTAAAATGGCTAAAAGATGAAACAGATGATACAGCAGAATTATACTGGTCAGTAGAAAACAATACAATTGGTGAAGCCGCTCTTATTAGTATTCGCGAATACGGAGAAGAACACATTCCGGGTACATTTGTACAAGAAATTCGCCGTGCTGGACAAAGCCGAGGCCGTAGGGGATTTAACACTGGACACAAAACTAAGATTACAGCTTGTATGCGTTTAAAGAATTATGTTGAAAGCGATAAGATGACAATTTACAGCCATAACTTATTGCGTGAACTTAAGAACTTTATTGCACGTGGGGCAAGTTTTGCAGCCAAAGATGGAGAAACTGACGATCTAGTTATGGCAACTATATTAGTATTACGTATGGTAGAAGTTGTTATGAGTTGGGACTCAAAAACATACGATAGGCTAGTAAATGCAGGAACAGACGAAATTTTAAGACCTATGCCAATCGGCTTCTTATAACTAAATACAATTATGGCAACAAAAGACGACTTAACAAAAGAAATTTCAGCCGCTGTAGCAGGGGTTAGCCACGACGCCAACTTTAAAGACGAAGATGGTAAAAGTACGCTAGACCAGACACAGGCTGTTTACCAATACCTACCTAAACAAGGGGTAATGGTAATGGTCAATCACGACAACAATGACGTTGAAGTTTGGTTTGATCCAGATAAAACTGACAGAGATTGGTTTATTGAAAAATTTGAACCAATGATTAAGTCAATTGCCCGTCGTTACTTGTATGGTACAACAGTTAGAAGTTACGCTGGCGATATTGCTCCTAAGCAAATGAGCCACAGAACCGACGTACACGAAAGCCGTAATAGTTTAAAGATTAGCTATCACCCATTGGGCAGTACAAAAATTAGAGTAGCACACTCTAAAAGTGTTACAGAAGAAAAACCAGGCGCACGTAGTCGCAACATCAAAGCATTGTTCATTGAAAAAGATGGAGAACGTTTCCGTTTCCCATACAACCATTTGCTTGGTGCTCGTGTAATGGGACTACACGTTGAAAGTGGTGGTAAGCCATGGGATGATGTTGGTGCTAAGATTTTAGAAATCTCTCGTCGTCGCAAAGACATGATGGAACTGCTACGTTGGAGTAAGAAAGTTGAAGGCAACCAACAACTTGATGAAATTCGTAAACGCGGTCAAGATGAAGTTATTATGCTTCGTCGCATGATGGAACGTGCCGCACGTACAGGCGACTTATCTGGTGTAGTTGAATACAAACTTCCTACAAAAGATCCGGTTAGTGAACAGTCCTATGTAAATGAGGCAGTAAACGAACTGGACAATGCGCTAGATAAACTTTTTAGTTAATATGTCTTGGAAAGCAACCGATATACCGGGCTGGATAACTCAAATAGACCTGGCAATATTAACAATAGTTTCTTCTTACGTTCCGCCTAATACAAAATTTATTGAAATAGGATCGTGGGTGGGCCGCTCAACAACTGCAATCGCCGAAGGACTTGATCCATCCATTGAACTTCATGCAGTAGATATTTGGTCCACTGAAACCATACCCCCAAATAAATTAGATCGAAACACCTGTATGGCAACTAGTTATATGCCCTACAACAGTACGATATACAAAAATTATATAGATGCAATTGAAATTGCTAACAATGAAAATAGTTGGCAACCTGCTTTTTCTCATTTTGTAAAAAATTTAAATGTAGTAAAACATTGTTGTTCTAGTAATGATTTTCAAATACCAGAAGATTGGTCGGCAGTTTTTATAGATGGTGATCATTCTACAGAACAGTTACAAACCGACATTGTTAAATTCTTAAGGGATGACTATTTAGATTCAAAGCTAGTTTTTGGGGATGACTACTGCATAAACCATGCTGATACTGTGCCACAGGCTCTTTTGGAATCATTGAATCTTTTTGGTAATATACAAATGTATGCAAAAAGAAGATTCCTTATTCGATTTCCAAAATCCGAATTATGGTTTATGTGGCCGTCAAAAGGTTATTGGTATGAATGCTTACCATCTATATTTGATGAAGTTAATAACGCAGTGGCTAAAATAAGGTCCTTCCCGGTGGAATCTAACGTTAATGAGCGGGCAGAACACCCAACCGCTTATATAAATTCAATCTTACCAAAATCCTAGAAATTCACTGATTTGGCTATTGCTCTTTGATACAAGTCATAAGTACAATACAACACATGCAAAGACAATCTAAGCATGTGTTGTTTGGCTCACTAGAGACTAAAACACTAACATTGGCTAATATATAAAGGAAAAACATTATGGCTTCATTAGCAGAAATCCGCGCTCGACTAGCCGAGCAAGCACAAAAATCCGGTGGTACCCAGCAGGGTTCAGGCGATAACGCAATTTACGCACACTGGAACATCCCCGAAGGTTCATCCGCAACACTACGCTTCTTGCCAGACGGCGACGAAAGCAATACATTCTTCTGGAAAGAACGCCAGATGATTAAGATTGAGTTCCCAGGCGTTAAAGGACAAGATGAATCTAAGAAGGTTACTGTACAAGTACCTTGCGTTGAAATGTGGGGCGAAACTTGCCCAGTTCACGCACAAATACGTCCTTGGTTCAAAGATCCTACAATGGAAGCACTTGGTCGCAAGTACTGGAAAAAGCGTTCTTATGTTTTCCAAGGCTTTGTTGTAAACAGCCCTATGGAAGAACAAAGCACACCGGAAAATCCAATCCGTCGTTTCATCATCAGCCCACAGATCTTTACATTGATCAAGCAAGCATTGATGGATCCTGACATGGAAGAATTGCCAACCGATTACATGCGTGGCACAGACTTCCGTCTTAACAAGACACAAAAAGGTGGTTATGCCGACTACTCTACTTCTGGTTGGGCTCGTAAAGAGCGTGGCTTGAACGAAGAAGAACTTCAAGCAATCGCACAACACGGTTTGTTTAACTTGAACGACTTTATGCCAAAGCGTCCAGGCACAGACGAGCTTCGTGCTATTGTTGAGATGTTTGAAGCATCTGTTGATGGTCAGTTGTATGACCCAGATCGTTGGGGCAAGTTCTATCGTCCAAGCGGTGTTCAGATTGCTAACGCAACTGGTGCATCTGCTGATGCTGATGAGGATACACCTGCTCCGGCTCCTGTAGCCAAGGCTGCTCCGGCTCCTACACCAGCACCTCAACCAACTACAGCAACAGCCGCACCTGCCGCTGACGCAGGTGGTAAGCCAAGCGTTGACGATATCCTAAAGATGATTCGCAACCGTTCAAACTAAATTGAACATTAAGAAGGGCAGTGGCCTGCCCTTCTTTTATCATCTATAAGGAATAATAAAATGGCAAAAGCATTTGATGTATCAAAGTTTCGTAAGAGTCTTACGAAGTCAATTGAAGGCCTATCTATTGGCTTTAACGATCCAACTGATTGGATCTCAACTAACAACTACGCACTAAACTATCTTATCAGTGGCGACTTTAACAAAGGTGTGCCAATGGGTAAGGTTACAGTTTTTGCTGGTGAATCTGGCGCAGGCAAGTCATTTATCTGCTCTGGCAACTTGGTCAAGAACGCACAAGAACAAGGCATTTACGTTATCTTGGTAGATACCGAAAACGCCCTTGATGAAGCATGGTTACATGCTCTTGGTGTTGACACAAGTGAACAAAAGCTACTAAAGCTAAACATGGCAATGATCGACGACGTTGCTAAAATGATTACAGACTTTGTCAAGGAATACAAAGCTATTCCAGACACTGACCGTCCTAAGGTTCTGTTTGTAATCGACTCGTTGGGTATGTTGCTAACACCAACAGACGTTAACCAGTTCCAAGCAGGTGACCTCAAGGGTGACATGGGTCGTAAGCCTAAAGCACTTGCCGCACTTGTTCGTAACTGTGTAAACATGTTTGGTGATTTGAACATTGGTATGGTTGTAACTAACCACACTTATGCTTCGCAGGATATGTTTGACCCAGATGACAAGATCTCTGGTGGTCAAGGCTTCATTTACGCTTCTTCTATCGTTGTTGCTATGCGTAAGTTGAAGTTGAAGGAAGACGAAGATGGTAACAAGATTTCAGAAGTCAAAGGTATTCGTGCCGCATGTAAAATCATGAAGACACGTTATGCTAAACCTTTTGAATCTGTACAAGTCAAGATTCCATATGAAACAGGTATGAACCCTTACTCGGGCCTTGTTGACTTAATCGAAGGCAAAGAAATGTTGAAGAAGGAAGGCAATAGCTTGCTTTATACAACAGCCGACGGTGAAGTTATCAAGAAGTTCCGCAAAGGCTGGGAACGCAATGACGATGGTTGTTTAGATACAGTTATGGCTGATATTACAAACAATCCGCATGTCTTTGACAAGAGCACGCCTGCAGAGGCTCCCGAAACTGTCGAGGAATAAATGTCTGAAGACCATGAAAAATGGTTGAGACAGCAAGGTGTAAAGATCGTTGGTCGGCACACCTTGCGCCGCGCTCATCAGCCTAGCTACATAAATTGGGCTAGCGAACGAGATGATGGTCTAATCGATTGGTCGGAGCAATACACTACAACAACTGAAGAAGTTTATCAAGTTGAACTTGACGAACGCACCATTGATCGATTACAGAGACTGGAATCTATAGTACAAATTGCAATGGAACATGCCTCTAGAGCAAATCCTACTGGTATGGGCCGGACCGGCAGCGTCGGAAAGTTTTATATGGACAACCTTGAACGTCACCATGAATTGTTACAAGAAAACGCAATGTATCGAGACTCATGGCGCGAGTTCCAATCCATTCGTGTCTTACTTGGTGAAACTCCCCATTGGCCTTAATAGTAAATCCTGCTATAATATATTATGCTAATTAAAGATCTAATTGAACAACTGCAAATTCTATATGAGCAGGAGATGATCCATGCTGACGTCATGGGAGATCCTGAGATTATGATTGACTGCTTTAAGAAGGTCGAGCAAGGTGTATTCCATTACGCCGGTTTCAGCAAAGACGTTAGCATACAAAGAAGCGATGATGGCGTATATCTTATTTTGAATGGATTCGCAAATGATTAAAAAACTAATGCAACGATTAGGACGACATCGTATCATTATGGATAGGCAAGCTAATGAGCCTTATCTCGAACGCTACTATGTGTTCCTTAAAGATCGTAAGTGGTTCCCATTTAATATCTTTGTGCATAAGTTTCTCAAGTCAGATCCTGATGATGTACATGATCATCCATGGCCTTACGCAACATTGATTCTTAAAGGTGGATACTATGAATGGGTTCCGCAGTTTAATGACCAAGGTAAAAAAATTGGCGAAATTGCAAAGTGGAGAGCTCCAGGTCATTTTAGGTTTTGTAGTGCTACTTCTTATCATAGGATTGAACTAGATCCTGATGTTGAATGCTGGACACTATTCATGCCCGGACCTCAAAAGCGAGAATGGGGATTCTTGGTTAAGAATAAATGGATTCATAACGAAGACTACCTCACTCAAATGGCTAAACAAAAATAAGTGATTGACTAAGTATCGCAGTCAGCACTCTGACATATACGGAGATTACATGATAATGAATGATTCAGGAGAAATGCTAGTACAGATGTGGCTAGCCCTTAAACCCTATATTGATAAAAAAGAACGAGCAGATGCCGCATTGGCTTTTTTACATGCCGCAGGCGATTACTTAGACCTTGAAGCCGCACGTGAAGATGGTTCTGGTTCAGACTCTTCACTAGATTCTGCCTTTGCAGAAATCCTAGGCGATGAGGAAATTGAAGAAGACGACCTAGAAGAAGACTATTAATGAGTCATTGGTACCGCAAAGTAGTTGCCGATATAAGTTGCTTGCCCGACTGTATTGAATATTTTGAAAACGAGCTAGCAGAAGCTCGCCGCGAGCTCAAAATTTCAGGAAGTCTGGAAAAGGCTAGTCGCGAAATGCCTGGTATTGTCGAGCATAGATTCAATCAGCTTCAGGAAATTGAAGCTATACTTGAACAGCTCAACATTGAACTACGCAAACTTCGTAGCGCCAAGTTCCGACAATTTACAGAACATTACAATAGAGCACTCACCAGCAGAGATGCAGAAAAGTATGTAGACGGCGAGGTAGACGTTTGCAACATGGATGCCATTGTAAATGAGTTTGCACTTGTTAGGAACCGCTTCTTGGGCATTACTAAAGCACTTGACATTAAGCAATGGCAAGTAAGCAATGTCATTAAACTACGAGTAGCAGGCCTGGAAGACGCAGAACTTCGCTAAAATGCTTAAAAAAATAGACAATTTTTAGGGTAGTACTTAGTACTACCTTTTTTGTTGCAAAAATACAACAAAAATAGGCTCAAAAAACGCTAAAAAGTCCCAAAAACCGGTTGACCGCAGGCCCAAAACCCCTTATAATACATACATGGACAGCAAAAAAGAGGGCAAAACAACCCGTGTTGTGTAAAAGCAACAAAGCAAAAAAGAGGTTGCAAAGTGTCCCAAAGCCCCGTATAATAGACAGTATTGTTAAACCATTCCACGCAAAGGAAACACACAATGTCAGCATACATTACTATCAAAAGCGGTTCTTATCGCAACTTCAACATCAGCAACCAGACGTTCCAACTTATTGCCGACTACAAAGAAGGCACTAAAGGTGGTTACGTTACTGTTCTTGCTGACGAGTCTCTTGGCGAATTTGCAGGCCGCGAAGTTCGCATCAAAGTAAACTCCATGCGCGATGTTGAGCCGGCTAGTGCCGCGGATTGTGCTACCTCTAGCATCGACGCTAACTACGAAACCCCCAAACGTAAGGAACCCAAAGTGCAAGAAACAGACGAGCAAGCCATTGAACGCATTCGTGAGCGTTTTGACATTCTTGAAGAAATGGCAGAAGGCACCGTTGACGGCTCGGTTCGTGCTATGATTGTTGTTGGCCCTCCTGGTGTCGGCAAGTCGTTTGGTGTTGAGAAGGTGCTCGACAAAGCCGCTATGTTTGACAAGATTGGTGGCCGTCGCCCCCGTTATGAGATTGTTAAAGGTGCCATGAGCGCCATTGGCTTGTATTGCAAGCTCTACAATTATAGCGATGCTGGTAACGTGCTCGTGTTTGACGACTGTGACTCTGTGTTGCTCGACGACTTGTCTTTGAACATTCTCAAAGCCGCTCTGGACTCTAGCAAGAAGCGTACTATTTGCTGGAATACTGACAGCCGTATGCTTCGCGCAGAAGGTGTGCCAGATCGCTTCGAGTTCAAAGGCTCTGCTATCTTTATCACCAACATCAAGTTTGAGCACGTTAAGTCTGCTAAACTGAAGGATCACCTTGGTGCTTTGGAAAGCCGTTGTCACTATCTGGATCTGACGCTGGATACTACCCGCGACAAGATGCTTCGCATCAAGCAGATTATGATGGA